GCCTGGATGTAAACATATTCGACCATTACTATTATAAATATTAAATGAACTAGCACCACCCCAGCCAGTGTAGGCAGTTCCATTTTTAAACATTTCGGCAGCACCACTATTTGTTCTTATAATTAAATCTGTATAATTTGTTTGTGTTGAATTACCAAATTCAATAATATTTGTTGTTTGTGCGCTTAAAAAATAAGCAGAATTATTATCTGATGTTTCAACATTTAAAGTTCTACCTCTAAAATAATAACCACCACTATCACCTGCTTCACCCCAATAAACATTTTTTCCAGTTTCATAATTATAAACACCTGATATTGTTGAAAACCCTGAAACATGCGGTATTCTCCAATAATCAGTTGTGGCACTTGAATCTACTTTATAAGGATAATTAGTAACATTTGTCGCATCACCACTATAACTACCAGTTGCTAAGGGTGTAAAAGTCACACCACCTGATGTAATTTTTGCTTTATCATTTCCAGCTGCTCTAAATTTAATTTCATCATTACCTGAAAAGCCAAAAAATGTATCAGCATCACCACGGTGTCTTAAATAACTATCTAAACCTATTTCACCAGCTACATCAAGCATATATGAGGGTGATGTTGTTCCTAAGCCAACTCGTAAATCAAAAGCACCACCAGCACTTGATTGCCTTAATCTAATAATCATCTTATCCTCATCATCATCCCATCTAGCACCAAACTTAATATCACCACCATAAACATCACCAGTTGCTTGTATATAAGTTCCCTCAGTACTGTTAAGGTCACGAAATCTAATTTGTGTTGAGCCATTTTGTGGATTTCTAAACTCAAGATTTATGTTATTTGTATAGTTACCTAAATATAAACTTGCATTTTCATCCAAAGTCATTAAATGTGTTATGCTTGGTGTTCCTGATGCTGCATACATTCTATAAAATGAATGATTGCCACCACTATAATATGAAGTTGTATTTGAATGAACACCGAATCCAGAAACCCAACTTGAATTATGTCCATATAATGTTATTTTATTTGGTCCTCTTTGCTCATCATTATAATCATCATTAAACCATAATCTTTGTGCAATGGTATAACTATTTGAATTATTTCCACCTAATTGACCATATATTTTTACTCCATATTGTTGTGCCTCAGCTATCTTATAGCTATCTAAATACCAAAATTGATGATTGCTTGACTTATATATTCCATGCGCCCAATAATTACCACTTAAATCAACAATTCTCAAGGCATGAGTAGTTGTGCCACCATTTGAACTACTATTTGTTGTTCCTCTTACTTGTATTGCTGATGATTGATTACTTACATAACTACTTTGTAAAACATCTAAAGTTGCATAATTATTTGGTGAAAGTGATAACCCTACTCGACCAGCAGAATTAATAAGCATGTCAGGTGTGCTTTGCATATATGCACCTACTTTGCCTGTAAAAAAATGTAACTCACCAGCACTCCAGTTTGAATCAACTCCTTGACCAGTTTTCTTTCCTATAATAACTGCATAAGAAGTATTGTAATTTGTTGAATTAGATAAATTAGAAAATGTTATGGCTGGTGAATATGTATCATTTGTGCTTGAATTATGGTATAAATTTAATCCTATTGAATTAGCTATGTCAGTATTATTTGAATTACCAGAACTTGATAATGTCAATATAGCATCTCGACCATCAGCTGACCAACCTGTGCCATTTGATGTTAATGTTCGACCTGCTTGATTTCCAAATTCATAATTTCCTGAATCACTATTTGTTAGATAGGAAAATGTACTATTGAATTTACCCATTACAGTACCACTTGATTCCAATGAAATAGTAGAACCTACAACCCACATATTTTTATAAACAGAGTTGGTTCTATCATAAGCCAATACATATCCAGTATCTACACTTGGATTATATAGTAATTCAGTACCAGCACCACTTGTAGGAGATGTAATATTTGTTGCCCTTATTGTTCCATTTACATCTAATTTTGTTGCTGGTGATATACCAATACCGACATTATGATTAAAAACTGCATCACCTGAACTATTTATAATTAATCTCGTACTGCCAGCTGATACAAAACCTAAATCATCAGTTCCATGATTATAATATAGTTGACCTCTATATGCTGCTGTACCTGTGCCATCACCAAATAAAACATATCCATAGCCAGTTGTTGATGTTGATATTTGAATTCCATTTTGTGAATCAGTCGTGTTTCCAACATGTAAATCAGTACCAGAATAAGCAACTGTAGTAGTACCAATTAAAACATTTTGAGAACTATTTATTCTTATTGCTTCACTACCACCACAATTTAACTGTATTATACTTGCTGTCGGTCCTTCTGCTGTTAAAATAAGATTACCGCCATTTCCAACTGCTGATAATGATAAGTCGCTTAAAGTTCCTGATGCTTTTATTAAAGGAGTATAAGCAGTTGATGTATTTATAAGAACTCCACTATTTGTACCCTGAACATGAAATCTTGCACTAGGATTACTTGTCATTCCAACACCTAAATTTCCTTGAAAATAGTTATCTGTCCTTGATATAAATAACCATGCAGAACCACCATAATCTCTATCGTAGAAATACATATTTTTACTATTATTTACAGAATAGTCAATACCTATTTCAATTCCAGCATTATCATTTTGTGTAAATTGTAATCTTACTCTTTTATTAGTTGTTGATGCTGTATTTAATGTTAAATATTCTACATCACCAGTATCATTAACAGTTAATCGACCACTTGTGTTATTACCACCAACTGTAACATTACCCTCACTTACAGCTAAATGTACTCTATGATTTGTACCATCATATTGAATACCATTAAAGTAATCACTACCATCCCAAATTCTATGTTTAAATACAGAACTATCATAACCTAAAAGAAAATCTGCTTGACCAAAATCTAAAATACCAGTATTACTAGAACCATTATATAATCTTAAAGTATTAGTTGTGCCAGTAATTCTTGAATTACCAAAAACATCTAGTGTAAAAGTGGGTAATCCCCCAATACCTAAATTACCAGCAAAATAATTTTTATCATTACCACCTGCTTGATATAATCCATATGAATTTGTTACAGTTGAACTTGAAAAATTATTTGCTTCTAAATATAAATTATATAAGTTAGTTAGTGTTGCACCACTTGTTACATTAGGTCCTGTATATAAGTTAAAAATATTGCTTGTTATAGTGTTAGGATATGTAGGATTATTTACAATACCAAATTGAGTTGTTGTTGCAGACAAATTTGTATTTGTTCCAGTTACTTGAAATCTTCTATCTGTTGAATCAGCAGTTGTACCAATACTAACCACCCCTGAATTACTATTATAAATTGCATTACCAGATTTAACCCAATTTGAACTTGTACTTGCACCAATATTAGCTGCTAGTTGGTCCACAGTTTGATAACCTATTGTCCCATCTGGTGATGTTCCAACATTAATTAAAACATCATATGCTAATCCTGAATTAGGTTTTGATTTTATAGAAACATTACCATCACCAGCTATTCTCATTAATTCATTTCTGCTTGTTGAACTTGTGCCAGCAAAAAAAACATGGTCATCACTTGTTGTATATGTAGAATAAACTAATGTAGAACTTTCTAATCCAAAACCATAAAATTCATAATCATTATCAGCACCTTCATACAAAACAATTTTTCTAGTTTTGACATCATTTGCAAATTGTATTGTGGGTGAAACATTGGATGCATTTAATTGTAAATTATCTTTTACATAAATATTTCCACTTCCTGATAATATATTTAGATCTTTACCAGACATAGTTTCTATAACACCATGACCTGAGCCAGTATTATAAAAATACATACCACCTGAGTTACCTACTGAATTTATAGCATAATTAAAGTTTACATTTCCATTTGCTCTTTCAATAAAAATGGATTGTAACCAACTTGTGCCATTATGAACATAAAACTCAAAGTTGTCGCCACCTCCAGTTTGAATAGCACCATAATCAGTACCCCCTTTAGCAAATCTCAAATCATTATCTGTACTTGTATCAGCTGAATCTAATCTTAAAGAATAACCATCTGAACCTCTAACAAAAGTACCTTGACCAGCTGATAAATCACCAGCAAATGTTGCTGATTGATTTGAACCATCAAGTGTTAATGTCAAAGTATTTCCAGCATTTAGTTTTAAAGTACCTGATGCTGTTATTTGACTATCTGTGTCGGTAATTAATCTTAAATCATAATCATCACTAAATGGTTTTTTCAAATCAATATGACCACCACTTGGGCCACCTATTTCCATATATCCATAACCACTTGCAGATTGTACTTCAATATGACTATCTACATTTAAACTTCCTGTAACATCCACATTACCAGCAAAGGTTGCATTGTTACCACTTATTGCAATAGGTGCATCTGTTAAGGTATCTTCATCTTGCCACATTGCTACATCATTGGCTGTACCACTCCCATCAATTGTGCCTGAATTATCAACCCAGTTTGTGCCAGTACCAGTAGAACTTAATACTTGACCACTTGTACCTGTATCACCACTAGAATCTTTTATAGCACCATCAACTTGCAAATAACCATCTATATCAACATTACTTGAAAATGCACCTGTGGTCGCATCTAATGCACCAATTACTAACTTACCCTTTGTGGTCCATGATGCTGTTGAAGATGGCTCAGAAGTGCCTAAACCTATATGAAATTCAGGAGTTGCAACTCCACTTGATGCATCATAAAACACACCAACATATTTTTCACCACTAGAATTTATTGTACCATACCAACCAATATCCATTGTATTAGCAACATTGTCTTTTGCCATTTCCATCATATTATCACCAATGGCAATAACCGTAGAATCAATAATTGTTGTTGTCCCATTAACTGTTAGATTTCCCCCTACAATTAAATGTGATCCAATTTTTGCTTCGCCAGATGTTTGAAATTGATATGTTGGTGAAACACCAATACCTAATTTTGTACCGCTTAAATATAAGGGTGAATCATTGCCTAATCCATCTGTTACAATTTTCGCTGTACTTGATAATTGATCATTATCAGATAATTTTAAAAGTGAATCGTAAGTATTTTGAACTCTTTTGCCAGTTAATGTAGTACCCATAAAATTAATTTACTACAAAAATACTAAATAAAGGTTAGTTTGTTTTTCCCTGACCTCTATACTTTTTTTTATAACCATTTTGACCTTTACTGGCATTTTTTGAATGAACATTTGGTCGTTTCTTTTTTGTTTTATACCTATGGATATAACCTGCTCTTGCCACTATTTACCTTTGATAATACTACTTGCTTTCTCTGTTGTTCGCCCTCCAAAATATGCTAACACAACAGCCATCATAACTTTTTCAAAGGTATCATTCCATGTACTACCTATGTTAAAAGGAATTGAATCAACTGAATCCAATATACCAGCAAAACTAAACACCACAATACACCACACAAGAACAAGAGGGCGCACATTTTTACTAAGCCATGAATCACTATTTGCATCTGCTTTCCATCTAGTAGATATTTCCTCCATTTCCTTATTTTGTTGCTCATATATTAATGTTTGTAATTTTATTTTATCCTCCGTAGGAATCTTTGCTTTTGTTATTTCGGCAATCGCATCTTTTGGTGATACAACACCATTTAACACTTGACCAAGTTGTGGTGATACGATACTTGCTGCACCAAATAATAATTTGCCAACAGTTGAATCTTTAAACTTTTTTTTTGGTTTGCTCATAGATAAACTCGAAAATGAATTACTAAAATTAATAAATATATATTTAACTCGCTAAAATCTTGCTCTGCATCTATTGGATAATATTCAACTCCAAATAAAATTCCATTAGGTATTAAAGCAAATCCAAAATCCATTACGCATTCGTTATATCTACATATTTAGTTTTTCCCTGATCCTTTACTGCTTTTAAAATTCTATTTCTATTATTTTCACTATCAACATAACTAATATGTAACCAGTCTGGATTATCTTCATTTCCAAATTCCCAAATCATCTGATCAAATTCTAAGTTCTCTTTTATCCAATAAAACATTTCTTTATTTGTTTTATGACCATAAATATCGTCAATATCCATTGCTTGTCCTTTCGTATGTTGACTTGAAGATTTTGATCCTAACGCCAAACAAAGATCAGGCGACCTGTACATGCTTGTAATTTTTATTGGCCCTCCAACCCATTCTCTCAATGGTTCAAAAATCTTTTCTGCTAATATTTTCATATTATTTAAAGCAGTTCCATTTGGTGTATTATCAATATTTAATCTCAATGCAGTAACCGATTTTGTCGCTTCCTTCATTGATATATGTTTACTAATCATAATTTATTAATTTGTGGTTGCCCTTCTTGATACCTGCATTTTATATCTATTGATATACTCTTGTATCTCATCAGGATCAACATTTAATTTAAATGATAAATCTGCTGCCCATTGACCTTTAGGTCTTTGGGTTTTGGTATCGTATAAAATAATTGTTGGTACTGATTTGATTTGATTTTTAATTGCTGGTGGCTGATCCTCTAATTTGACTTTTAATATTTCAACACCTTTTAATTCTCTTAGGTGTTTATAGTCATTATCAGAGTTCCATTTTGAATTAATATGTAATAAGGTCATGTCTTGAGCATTTGTAATTGCTGAAACGAATAACACAAATATTACAAAAATTAAATGTTTCATCTTCTATAAACTTTATCTTCTAATTCTTTTATTGATTGTTTGTTGTCTAAAATATCTTCTTTTAAAACCTCAGTTGATTTTTCTATTTGAATAACATTGCTTCTTATCAATTCATCTTTAAGTTTAAACTCCATTTTTTGAACAAATTCCTCACCACTAAAACCATCAATTTTATTATTCAAATCTTGAATATCACCTTGTAATGTAAACCACATGCTTGCCAGAGAAATTGTGCCAGCTATAATAATTCCGATGGTTTTCAAATCCAATTGCACGTTCGTATCTTCGCTAATTTTTGTTGCCATTGATTCCTTTTATTTTTTTTATTGTATATACTATCGTTACCACTAAAAGTGTTATTCTTAATAAATCCACTATCCAATCTGCCATTGATACAGCAAAGACAATCGAATTTATTATATATAATTTTATGTCATTCATTTGTGCCATTAACTTGTTTGTTCAACTTTATTTTTTAATTCAATTATTCCTTTTATATATGTCCCATCATTTGCATCTTCTTGTATATAATTAATGCTTTCAATCTCAGATCCATAAACATTAAAATTATTTGCACTTAAATTAAAATATCCAGATGATCTTGTTCGCAACAAAGATACAACAGAATTTACTAATAAATTTGAATCCAAATCCCCTCCAATATCTGATTGAAATTTTGTAACACACTCGATTCTTGTTATACATTCCATGTTATAAGATGAATTATTTTGATCAATTTCATTTGTGCTTAATGAATAAATCCAAATGTAAGGCGTAGCATTATTTGTTGGCACTCTATTAAATACACTTACCGTTGCAGAATTTAATGTTATATTGCCATTCAATGCAGTATAAATCTTTGCCCTAATATGATGCATTGCTTCATTCATAACTTTTCAATTTTTACAATTTTATGTTTTATATCCATGACCATTATAGCTAACGCTTCCCTAATTGAATTAAAAAAATATGGCTGAGGTGATTGATATGATGTACCAAATTCTACATATCCAGCATAATCCATTTCCGCAGCTACATAAATATTTTTTTTATCACCCCCAACATGAATTGATCTTTTTAAATCACCAGTTTTGACAGGCACTCGCCTTTGTGCAATTTTTACAGCATTGACACCAGCATTTTTAAATGAATCATAAAAATCTTTATTTGCAAAAATTTTTAACAATCTCATTTTTCTTTCAAATCTTTTTAAATCATTTTGATCAACCTGTATTTTAAAATCTTTCATTATAAACTTGTGCCAGTTATTGTAACATATTTATCAATATCACTTTCAAAAACATCATTTGCTCGATACATTCCAGTCTGATTAATTTGAAATTCGAAATCAGTATTTGTAATCTCATCAAAACTTTTTTTTCTGACTATAACCTCAACCTCTTTGTATTTTTTTCTACTCCCATCATTCATAATAAATTCACCTTTTTTTTCTTTGGCATATCCCCAAATAGTTAAATCTGTTAATGTGTTTGAGGTAAATCCCCCATAACCATCAGCACTTTTGACAAACCTATATATTTTAATTCTGTCTTTTAATTTGCCTGGGTTCATACAAACATTGATTTATAAGATGCTAAAATTTTTCTAGTTTCAGATGGCACTAAATCCTTTTTTTCAGAATCATAGTCGTTTCTATTTTCATATAAGGTTGATGCATATTGTTTTATCGCTTGTTGCAATAACTCATCATCTAATCCTGATGTTACATAGGTAACCAAAACCTTATCCGCTGGTCCATCAAGATCAATTGTAATATTATCTAAACCTAACATTGTATAATCTGATGAACTCACCGCTGTTCCATCTATTGTAACTGATGAGATACTAGCGACAGGCCCAAAAGGTAAATCAAAAATGCCATTTGTTTCTGGGACATAATATGTTCTGTTTTTTGCAACAATATCTTTTGAAATATAATTTTCACACCATATTCTTGCTTGTTTGATAATAATTGCAATCAACGAATCATCAGCACTCGTATCAATTCTAGCATAATCTTTAAAACTAGAAGATGTTACAATCTCAGATCCAGTTGTGGAATTAATTTTTATCTGTCTCATTTTGTTTCTTTAGAATCAATTTTTAATTCTTTCGTTTCCTTTTTTTGTTTGACTTCTTTTTTTGTTGTTTCAATCCAACCTCTTTTTTTCCATGACTGAATTTGCATATCATTTGCTTCAACCATTTCACCTGATTCAATATTTTTTCCATCAATTTTTAAAGGGATTAATAATTTAACTTTCATAATAATTTTTTTTGTAAAGATAAAAAAAAAGCACCATTTGGATTTTGTAATCTTAATGGCACTTTTTAATAACACTATTTATGAAACTATTGCAAAGTTATTAAAATTTTCTTTATACTTATTATAAATTGACAACCTTAAAGATTTCTGACCTTCATTTTTGATAATAAAAAATCCATTAAATTCCTCACTCCATAATGCAAAAAAATCAACATAATTAGAATCATACGTTGGTGTGCCTGTTCTTTTTAAAACTATTTGAATTGATCTTCCATGCTTATATCTTTCCGCACCCAGATACTTTACTTGGAATTTAAATAACTTGCCATTCTTTTCTAAAATACAATCATACATGCTTGAATCAAGCAATGGCATTGAAACATTAAATCCCTGTTTTATAGCTGTTGTTGCGAAATGATATTCAGCAAAACAACCTTTCTGATTACCATTCACCTAGACAAGTTAAAAAAAAAAGGGATTAAATTAATAACCCCTTTCAGAACAACTAATAAAAACAACAATCATGAAAAATTGTTTTCGTTTACGATTTTTTGAATTTCATCATATTTTTTTAATATTCTTAATTTTTTAATACCTGATATTTTTTCCCATTGTTCTACTCCTATAATCGAATATACAAAGAAATCTGTATCGTTAATTAAACTTTTATTTTTTATCATAATTATACAATACTGCTAAACCTAAAATCATAAACACTATCGCTGTTAATAAATCATTTATAAAATAAACAGATCTTATTGAAAGAGATATTAAAATAACGCCTAAATAAGCGACTAATTTTTTTTCATTTCTATTTTCCATCTATATAATCTGTAACTTTGTTCATCCCTACTTAAACCATCCCAATCGTTTAATAATGCAGGATGAGTTAATTGCTTATAATTATATTCTTTTGCTTTTCTAATTCTTTTATTGACCTTAATGGTATGTAATAATGTTGTCTTGCTTCCCATAATTATAAATTACCTCTATGTTTATCTAATACTATTTCCTCAATATATTCAGCATGTGGCTCTAATATATAAGTCATGTCGATATTCTCGATTTCTATTTTGTATATATCCACATCACCAAATGGTGCAAATTCTGGATTTACAAAATAAGAGTATGTGATCATTAATTCATGACCACAATACTCAATGCCTGTTAAATGTTTTTTAGTTGTTATCATTATCTCCATTCGTTTTTGATTAATAATTCTGAAATCATGTCAATATCTTTTTGCAATCTATTAATTTCAAATAGCATTTGCTCTCTTAAAGATTTCCAATTCGGTATGCCTTTATCTTCATCTCTAAATATTGTTTGCCATGTTCTTGTATGTTTCTCTTGTGCTTTAAGAAGTTGCTCTACAAGATGTTGTCTGTTTGATTTTGTTAAATTTTTTTCCATTTTTATTGTTTTTATTGTTTGATATTTCAAATATATAAACAATTTTTTAAATAACAAAATATTTTTTAAAATAATTAATATTTTTTTAATACTACCCCATAAAAAAAGGGGTAAATAAATACCCCTTTAATATTAATTAGCAATTAAAACTCTATTACTACGGAGTTTCTAGTGCTGTGATAGCTGTGCTAAATGTACCATCAATTATACCTAATGGTAAATAAGTAGCAAGTGCCACTCTTTCTTGGCATCTTACTGTAACAAAACCATCTCGTATGTTGGTCCCATCTTCTCTATGGAAAGAAACTGATAAGTTTTCTCTGATCCATAATTGACAAGAATTGAAATCACCAACTAAAAATGTTCCAGCACTAACTTCGTTGTTAATAATTACTGGTACACCCATAAATGATGGTTGTAGACCTTGATATACTTGATCTTTTAAATATCTTGACTGACTATCCTTTAATAGTAGGATTTTATGAAAGTCTGTTGGATTTAAAAGAATATAGTTTGGTTTATAATTAGACAACGCTAATTGGTTAATTGCAGCAACTAATACATCAAATTCATTAGCTGAATCTACTGATTGATAAAATGCACCATTAGATGATGTATCAAAATTAGTACCTGAATTATATAAACCATTTAAATTAGGTGAAGATCCATTTCCTCCTAAGATTTGATCATCTTCAACTTCTAATAATTTAGCTGGTACTCTATTAGAGATATAGCTAGTAAGTTGAGCAGTATCAGCCAACATTTCCTCAGAAATTCTAAGGTATGTACCGATTTTCTCAACATTAACAGAAGTCGCAGTCATATCAAAGTCAGTTTGACCTAGAGTTGCACCTTCCGCAGCAGCAGCAGCGCCATTTGAATATCCTGATTCTTTTACAAATCTAACAACATCAGAACCAGTAGAACCATTTGGAATGATTTGTCTCATGTTCTGAGGTCTATTTGGGTCAAATTTGAAACCAGGCACTCTATCCGCAGGTACGACTTCGCCCGTATAATCGGCATTCATTGTCATGTCCGCCTTGAGTTCGAATGCAGCCGCATTAGTATTACCCTTTACTAAGTTATCAATTGCACCTTCGTTAAGTGCTTTTGTTAAATTAGTTCTGAAATCTTTTGATTCGTTTTTTTTCTCAAACATTTTTTTGTTTTCAACTTCAAACGCATCAAATCTTTCGTTAAATTTTTTAGTCAGATTATCAATCTCAGATTTTAGAGATTCATCCGCCTGACCATTTGCACTTTCTAGTGCTTGTCCAGTTGCTTTCTCAATTTTTTCATCAATGATGTTTCCTAATTGATCCAGCTGATTTTTTACATTTTCTTCCATTTTATAGAAAATTATTTTAAATTATTCAACAAATATTTATAAACATCAAACTCCGATTTTTCTTCAACTGGCTCAGTGATTTCCTCGATCGGCTGAGTAGCATCAATGAATAAAGATTTTAGTTTGTATATTTCTGATTCAATGGCGTATCCCATTTCATCTGAGATTTCGCCCTTTCTGATTAATTTACAAAGATTATCATATCTCTTATAAATATCCTCAATGTTGGTATTACCTTTGACATCCATTATTTTTGCTTGATCATTCGCCGCTAAAGTAACAGCAGAAATTTCAAATAATTTAACTTCCTTCAATTCTCGATAATCACCTTTGTCTTGTTTGACTATCGGTAATATTCCAACACTATTTTCTGTAATTACACCTGCTTTCATCAATGCAATTACATCTTTTCCTAGTTGAGTTTTAGGCACCTCTGCAACAAACATTAACCCCTTATCATCTTCGTATAATTCTTTCATTTTGCCAATTGGTTGCATCATGTTGTGCTGATATAAATATTTAACTCTTTCACCATTTTCCTCAATGGTTTTGCGATATGCGCCCCTCATTATAACATCATCATCTGCATCTTTATTATTAAAATATGAACCATAACCTTTTACGATTGAGTTCTTTTCATCATAATCAGATAATTCGCCTAATGGTGCTGCTTTATAAATAAAACTCATAATATATTTTTTTTCAAAATTAATGATTTTTTTTGACTAGTCATTTAATAACTCATTGGCAATAAGTATGCCCCCAACAAGATTTAAATTATTATTTCCAAGTGGATTATTTTGATCACCATCTGGATAAGGAATCATTGAACATCTACAATTTATAACATTACGAGCAGATCCCTCGCCTGGTCTCATCATATTCTCACCTCCAACAATAAATGGTTTATCCATATCAACTATTTGATTATTTGCAGCGGCATGCCATTCACGCTCTTTGCCATCCATTGATGTTATCCATTGTTTTTTTAATTTTTTACCAGCATGAACACTAAATGCACTTTGTTCAATACCGAAATTTGCGGCCCTACATGATTCTGTTCTAACCAACCTTAATGCTTGAACTCGTGAATATCTTTTAAATTGTTTTCTCAATACTCTTGCCCTTTCATCTGCACCTAACGAAATAAAATTTGGATCACGATATAATCTCTGAGTAATCCTGACTAATGTTTTTTTAGCAGTTCCAGAAACTAAAACCACATTTGTCGCTGCAACTTTTCCAGCATAATATGCAAATGCCGACCTCCATGTACTCATGAACCTTTTTGGATCTGCTTTCATATTGTATTTGCTGATATTTTTCGCATACCAAACAGCAAATCTCATTGACACACTTTCGTAAATATCTTGATATATATTTTCAAAAAGTTCGTATTTAAATAATAATTGATAATCGGTTTGATTTGTTTCAATAAAATTCTTTACGCCTTTATTATATTCTCTTTCGTAATACTTGGCAATTTTAGGAGTAATTTTTTTCTCTGCTAAAGATAATTGTTTTTCATAATCATCCCTCCATTGTTTTACTGACTTTTCTAACATTATTCATTGTTTCTAATAGATTCCATTTTTTTGATTGCCCAATTAACACCACTAGTTCCGCCCCAAAGATTCCATGCTACATATCCATTGTCCTTCCATGGCGTATCTTGAAATTTAGGATCAACCGTGGCATTTTTTCTATGTCTATTAAAGGCAGCCATTCGACCAACTGTTTCAGCACTTAGTGATTCTCTAGCAGCTAAACTTGCTGCTCTTTGCCATCCAACAGCTGTACCACCTTTGACTTCATCTCTGCCATATTTATCTCGCCATTCAATCATTCTTTTAGCATTATTAGATGCACTCTGTGGATAATCATTATAACCTTCTGCTTTTTTTTGATTCTTTGAACTTAATGGATGCTCACTTGGAAATAAATCTGTATCGTGTTTTCCTGACCTAAACTTGCCATTTTTTAAAGCGTAAAGAAAACTATTCACGCGAGCATATGCCCATTGATCTGCATTATTAACACTTGGTCTGACACTTTGTGGATTGGTATTATAAGCACCAACACCTCTTTTAAATACTTTTTTTAATGTACCTAATGAGGTTTTTTTCCAACTTACTGAAACTGATTTGTTATGATCTTCGACTTTTTTTTTTAAACCCTTTTCAACAGCAGCAGAAACTTGTTTGTTATTTCTCATTGCTTCCATATATTCCTCATGACTATCAAAAGGCATATATAATGTTTCACCATCAACTTCATGCTCATGCGAACCCTCACCACCTAATTCTCTTGCTCTTTCCTCCGCTTCATCTCTTGTTGTAAAATTATCTGGCCTTCCAACAACCTCATATTTGACTAACATTTTTTCAATATCATCATCAGATTCTTGTTTTGGTGGTTGTGGATCAGGCATTTCAACATCTTCACCGCTTATTGGAAGTAAATTAGCTGGTATATAAAAATCATTTAATGAATCATTATCTTCAACAGCGTAACTCATTGCTTCTCGTTTTTCATTTGGAGTAATCCACCATGAAGCACTCATCTGTGCCACTACCTTATCCATTTCCTCTTGTAATTCTGGAATTACTGAAAAATCAAAATCAATAAATAAATTTTCACCAAATTTAGGTGCCAACCATCTATTTAACTCATCTCGTATTTTTAATAACTCAGGGATTACAGCATTTTGATATAATGATTTTTTTGCTTCTTTAACATTATTATATGTGCTAGATTCTGTGTTATTCAATAATACAGCAGGGACAGCATATATATTACAAAGATCTTTTATTGATGCATTATACTGCTCAATTAAACTTAAATCACTTGCATTTAATCCGAAATTAACCCATGATAATTTTTTTGGGGTAATAATAACATCACCAGCATTTGATGAACCCTGAAAATTTTGCCTAAATTTATCTTTTAACTGCTGTGCTTGAACTTCATTTAAATCACCTTCCTCAGACATTAAAACACCTCTAGCTGTTTGATTTTGTAAATATTTTACGCCTGTTTCAACAGATTCATTATTTGTTGTCATTGACCTTAAACCTGCTTTTAATGGTGATTGACCATATAAATGCGAACCTGATCCATCGTAAAAAGGATTGAAATCTTTTATATGGCATATTTCATTTGCAGGAATTTTATAAACACCATTATATTCAATTTGATATTCTTTTACTGGCTCCATAATACCCCCAGAAACTATTTCAACAACTTGACTTGGCATTACATACATTTCCTTTACTTTTCCTAAATTCTCACCAGTACTAGGCCCAATGCCATATATATATCTGTTACCTGTCAATTTACCAAACGCAATTAACTCAGATATAAATGATGCGTAACTTTGTGCAGGATTTGGTCGATCCAATAATTTATCTAAATCAGTATGCTCCATTTCCATTAAAGCATGTTTTCTAATTCTATTTGCTTTCATCAATACTGAGGCATCAAATGTGCCACTTGTAATTGATTTATATCTTTTCAACTCGGTATCGCTAACTTTTTTATATACTCTAATTGGAATTGTTGATGCCGCTTTTGTTATTATATTTATTATTGAATAAACAGTTGCATTTTTTCTATACCCCTCATTGATGTATGTATCATCATTATCAGGATTCCACAAAACATTTTGACCTAAATAATTATATATTGCTCGGTTATATTCTTGCGCAGTTTGTTGTGTATTTTTTACTATTAGATTTCTGAATCTATCGAACCATGAAGCCATTGATTAAATTTTTTTGTAAAAATACAAAATATTAAATTCTTATATTATACAACAAAAAAATCATTTCTATTTTTATATTTTGAATATACACAATAACGCAGCGAATCCATGAGATGATTCATTCGATCAACTGGTTTATTAATAATTGTGCCATCTTTTAATTCCTCCCATAAATAACTCATTTGCTCTTTTTGTAAATTTTTAGATTCTAATGATCCAATAATTTGAAACTCTTTTAATAATGAAATACCAGCATTGATTGATCCCTGACCTTTTATTGCAGGTTTTGCCCATACATCCATTTGCCTAAGTTCTTCGATACTCTTTGGCTCTGCTGAATCGCAATAACATAATTTTTCATTTAAATTATTTTCTTTTAAAAAATTGGCAAGATCTCTATTTGTCATTCCTTTTTTATATAACCATTCATGAACAAATAATTTATCGCCCACTTTACCAACTTCACAAATTGCTGCGACATCCTGAGAATAACCAAAATCAATACCAACAATTGTATCATCAAATTCTGGAAATTCATTTTTAGGGATATATTGCCAATTCATAAATATTTGCCTATCATTAAAAACTGCTCTCTGTCCCTCACCATACACTCGCCAATAATCTGGATCTCTTTCTTTTATTCTTTCTATTTCATCAACTAATTCTTTAGGCAAAAATTTATTATCCTTATATGTAGAAATAAATGTTTCTGCATCATCTCTTTCCATTAAATCATAAATCCAATGAATAGGATCAGAAGGATTAAAATCAATTAAAATATGACCTCTTGTTCTCATTGCTAATTGTCTATAATCTTCAAATAATAATTCATTCCCCTCATTTAACCAGAGTATATCTCTGGATGAACCTCTAATTTTTTGAGCATCATCAGCACTAAAAAATTCTAAAGTATGGCCATTATATTCAAAAACATTTTCTGACCTATTATGAACCCCATGCCAATACATACCTAAATTTTTAGATATATGTAAAAAATCTCTGATAACTGATCTTTTCAACGCTGGTAAAGTTTTTCTGACTATTGATATTGTCAAAGGATCTTTTTGAGTTGTCATGAGATACAAACAATATTGTTGCAAACTCCAACTTTTACCGCTCCTAGTACCGCCCTGAAATATTTTTAATCTTGACTTTGAATTAACCGCTTGATAAAATTGTTTATTACAAAATTCTTTTATTCTTTGTC